AACCTCTTGTCCTGTAACAGGATTTAAATGCACATTTGGATTAAATTTTGAAAGAAAAGCTCCATGAGATTTGTGTGTCCTTTTTCCAGATTCAGTTAGCATAGAAGTATCAATGCTTTCCCACAATTCTCTTACATCACGCATTATTGTTGGAAGTTCTGGATTATCTAGTGAATCCATTTCTGCTGAAATTTGACTAATTTTATTTACAACCTTATTTAAATCATCAGCTGCTATAGCTTTTAACTCGGCAAAGTCATTTGCAACCATTTGACCCTTCCTTGATAAGATTGTAGATTCAATGGCTCTTTGATCTGTTTCACCAAAAAATGTGCTTAGACCACCAGGGACTGTTAAACGAGTCAACATATCTTGCTGTATCGCATCAAGATCTTCAAGGTTTTTAGCTCTCAATATTTGTTCGTGGTATACAGATCTAGCAAGATTACTCATATCTCCTCTATAAGCATTTTTTGCTTTATCTGAGCTAAGTGCATCTATAGATGATTTTGTACCTGCAACAGTAATCTTATCTATCTGTTCTCCGTATTGATTAAATCCAATATCTTTCTGAAGTCTAAACTGAGCTACTGAGTTAGTTCCATTATCGACATGCTTTATTAGGTCGTTTCTTATTATGTATTGATTATTAGCATTCTTATGTGCTATGTTATGTTTACTCCAGTTTTTAGCTAACGCTCCAAGGTACGGCTCATAGTATTTTTTATCTACTTCTGTACCTAATACAAAATCTTTGTTTTCAGGATTAAGCGAGTCAAACTGAGCTCGGAACTGTGTTTGCTCCTCTTTGTTACCACTTGCGTAAGCTTGTTTTAAGCCTTCATTAGCTGCTTCAAGTCTAGCTTGATATGACTCATATGCATTACTTGCAGCAAGTTTACCAGCTTCATCCTCTTTTCTTTTCATGATAGAGGCTACATTCTGCAAGGCTTGACCTGCTTGCTGTAACCCTCTTCCTGTGTCAGCAGCTTGTACACCTTCTAATGGACTTCTGTAACTACGAATATATCCAAAAGTCTCTGCTGAAGCTTGTGTTTGTTGTGGGGTGTTTGATGATACTCTTATAGCCATTATACGTATGATGCTGCGGATGATAATGATGATGAGAAGCTACCAATCAAGTCTGATCTTGCTTGTAACTTCATTTGACCTGCTCTTAAATTTGCTGAACTAAGTGCGTTCTGTCCACTCAATCGTGTGAAGAATGCATTGTTTCGAGCACCTTGTAAAGTGTTTTGTGCTTGCATCTCACCATACATTGACTCAAGTGCTGCAATTCTATCGTTCTCTGTCAGCTGTGCACCCATCGACTGCATAGCCATTGTGTATTCCATATCTTCATCGGACATCTGACTAAACGCCTCCATTTCAATACTGTTAATTACATCCTTACTTAATTGTGGGTTTCTAGCAATTGCTTCCGCTCCTGATGCTCTAACAGTTCTTAATGTACGTTCTCTTTGATTCTCAAACTTTTGAGCCAACGCAATACGATTTGCTTTGATGATACTGTTCTCGTATTTTTTCTGATTAGCTGCACCTATGGCATTGTTACGCTGAACTGCAGCATTATATTGACCCTGTAACTCAAGAGCTAAAGCATTAGCCTTAGCCACCTCGTTATCAATACGACCTTGAGCCCTCATAATAGCAGCATTAGCCTTAGACGCATAGTAGCTACTTACACCTCCTGCGAGGTTCAACCCAGCTCCTGCTAATCCTAATATCATTGATACTGCCATATTAATTTAAATCCGTTTTTGTTACAAGAGATCCGAAGACGGTCTTGTAGGGTTCATCTTGGACTAGTTCTGGAAGTTTTTCAACCCCAAACTGAGAGTTTACAACTGGTCTTTCTCTATCGAAACCTGTGTATGGTGTCACAGTTCCTGTAGATATAAAGACATTTAAGGGGTCGCTAAATGTCATATTATGACCAGGTAACTTAACTGTTGCGTGTTTACCTTCAATACCTTGTTTAAATTTATGACTATCAATAAGAAAAACTTTTTGTGAAATTATTCTTGCCTCTTCTGTACCAAACGCTGGTTTGTTCTGTCCGTTCCATGTTGGGTACATCATCTGCAATATCCCTGTGTATCTTTTACCAAGAACTAAATTTGTGACTCCTGTGGATTGATTAAAGAATATAGTTAAGTTACCACTAGAGACTGTATACTCTCCTAAATACCTATTGTCAGATACAACAGCAACTGTTTCACCCTCATCAAAGTTTGTTGCAGGTACTGTTAATACACGATTGTCATTACTATCAACTGATGTGTTAGCTTCAACATCATAACTACCTACATATGTTGCATTGTCTAAGTAATGTGTTGGTTCTGCTGGTGTATCTGCTTCAGAGAACATTCTTTCATACTCATATGTTGTACCTCTTTGTACTGTAACCCATACCTGATCAAGATCTGATAAATATGCTTTACTTAGCACAGTTATGTCAACAATAACACCATCTGTTGTGTGCTTAGACCAAGCATAGTAATTCTCTTGTCTACTGTACGTAAGAAGGTAAAGTATGCCTGCGTTAGTAAGAACCCATAACCTTGGCTGTGGGTTATTTTGATACACTACTTTCTTAATTGTGTCATTTACAAATGTTGGGTAAATAAACTTAGATACATCATTACTTGTGTCTCGTGCGATGTCGGAATCATACTTGTACTCTAATAACTCTGTGCCTGACTCATCAGGAAAGAATATAGATGTGCCTGCAAGAACCCCATCTTTTTCACAACCCACTTCGTCGATAAGTTCAATTCTAATTGTCTTAGGGCTAACAGCTGCATTAAACTGATTAGCAATTAATTTGAAAATACCGTTTGATGTTCCAAATACTAAATCTCTAGCCGCCTTAACCCATCTAACTGATGCATTAACATTACTTAGTGCGTATGTCATTCCATCTGTGTCTAACACTTGTCTATCAAATTGTGTTGGAGCAAAGTTTGCCTCATCACCAAGCCTACTAGAGAATATTAGATTTGGATCTGTATACGTTCCTCCATAAATTCTACGTTGTTCATACTTAGCTACTGTTCTTGGGTAGTTGTTTAAATACCAAGCACCAAGACTAAACTCCGTAAACACACCTTCGTTTTCATACTCACCACTTATTGGGTTTCTAGGTACTGGACTATTAAGTCTTGCCCTAACTTGTTTTGTGTTGTTAAATTCAAGTATCTTAGAATACACCATACCACTTGGTAACACACCTTTGAAATGTCTATCTACAGAAGCATCTTCAGTAAACAAGTCTTCTGTAGAATTAATTATTATATCATTCGCTACTTCTGTGACTGTGGTATTTGCTGCATCTGTTAAAAGCAGCTTACCACCTGTATTTGTTGATGCGTTATATTCTTGAATAGTGACAGCTGGATCACACTTCAATACTTCAAAAGACTTGGCTGTTGTTAGATTACCTACAATATTACCAGTTCCGTTGCTATGTGCTTTGATAGTAAGTGTGGCATCACCAGTCGGATTATGATTCAAGTCAGCATTTGTAAAATTAAACTGAATAAATGTCCCACCTACTTCATCAACTGTTTGATCTCCGTTAAGATCTGTATCACCTGAGACAAATGTTAGACCAGAAATATTCACAGTATCTCCAACCCTTACACCGTGTCCAGAAGGTACAGTAAACTTCAAATTGTGATTTGACGGATCAAGGTCCTCATTGAAAACAAAGAGTGTATCCCCTGTGAACTCTCCACCATTCCAAACAAAAACACGATTACCATCATCTCTTACCTGCCCAGCTTCTATACCTGCTATATCTCTGATACTAAATTCTGCATCGCCGTATGACTTATAAACACTACCATTGTCATATTGTGTATAGTCGTGTGTTTGAGATGTCTCTTCTATGAATTGATTACCACTAAAAAATTCTACTGGATGTGATTCTAGTCCTACATACTCACTGACTTTTACCCATCTTACTAAGTCAAACTTAGCGTTTTGTCCCAACAATACTTTGTCAGATTTATTTGCTCCTCCAACCCTGATAAATGTATTCACACTACCAAGATCAAATATATCAACGTCTGAGCGTAAATGCACTTCATCATCTGGCACACCTTCTTGGATAAGTTGTTTGTGTGTTATACTACCATCAGTTACTTCTGCGTCTGTGTTGTCTAATAAAAATAATTTAGCACTAGGTGCTGTAACCTCAGATATAAAGTCAACTGCATCTACGTACACAGTGTATAAACCTGAATCATATGATGGGACACCAACTTCTGTGTACCTACCTCCATCAGTAATCACTTTACCTAAGATTTTTTTACCATTTAGTTCGTACTCAATGTAGTAGTCAGTAGGTGTTCCAGCAGCTACTATCACGGATAAATCATCAGAAGTGACAATCTTTGCAATCTCTACATCCTTTACAATACTAACTTCTGTTGTTGATGTATTGGGTTCAAGGAATGGCTCTATGTCTGTTTCAATCTCATTTATTGTCCAAGACCCTGCCCCTACAACTTCTACTCTAGTTCTTAAAATAAATCCATCAGAAGTAGTCAGTGTCTTACCTGTTGATTCTAATAACCCTGAAGATGTATACCCAATACTACCAGTCATAACTCTAGGTCGGTGACTTGGGTGTGTTATGTATAGCTCATCTGTTTCGGAGCTAAATCTTAAATCTTTTAGTTCGTCTTGAGAGTATGGTGTAGTAACTGTATCGATAAGTGCACCACTATTATCAAAAACCTTTGCTTGTCCTGCTCCAAAAACTACTCTATACACTGTGTCTGCAGCAAAAATAACAAACGCACTAACAGGATTTTGAAAGTTAGTACTTGCTTCAGATGCTTTACGTTCAAAACCTGGTCTGTATTCTGCAGGTCCTTGAATTGTCGGCAAAAAGTTTTCAAACTTTCTAGCAGTGTTTGCAGCACGGTCTAAGTCGGTTCTACCAACTAAATGATCTGTGACTAAACCACCAGAAAAATTTGTACTGACATTACTGTACCTCGCCATATCGGAAATGAGAATCTAAAATACGTGAGTTACCATCGTTAATGTATGATTGTGGAGGACTTGATCTACCCTCAAGAACTCTAGCTCTTCGTAGTGCTTGGGTGTATTGAGCAAACAATGATTGCTGTCTTGTCTCGGATCCAGATAACTCAATCGCCATAGATTGTGCCATATACAATGTAACTATCCTAGCTAAAAAGGGTGGCATACGAGACGCATCATTCCCTCTTACGGAATCAGTATCATCTAGTTGAGGAATGAAAGAGTAATATATATGAACCTCTTTTTCCGATGTAAATAAATAAGGTACGTCCTGACTAACAATTGGTATCTCTGAAGCGGTATCAGGTAGTACCGAACCATCTAATGTAAAATCAAGACATCTATTACCCTCTTTGTTTGTTACTTTTACAAGTGTATTATAACTAAATAAACCAGATGAAGATAACCTGTGTCTAAAATCCCAATAATCAGCAGGTTTTTCTGCGTTACTTAAAGTTGATGTAGCAATTCCATTGTCGCTAAACAATCTAAATGTGTTGTACTGAAATACATTTTCTGAAAATACTGTGTTTACTGCATAATCAAATGCTCTGTCAGTGATCTCGTATGTTGCACTAGTTGTGTCGTCTGCATCAAGATGGTAACTACCTACCATTCTTAAGGCATTATTCATTATATTTAACTTTGATGTTGAAATAGCCATCTTAAAAGGGAGTACCCCCTAGCATAGAAGCTAGGAGGTAACTCGATAATTAATTACTCAGCACAACGGATTTCTCCAGAAACTTCACCCCACATACGAGATGCGTCTGCACACAACTTGTAGTAAATGTAAGGAGCGTTTTTCTTAGATGGATCACGCCACATATCACCTTTTAGACCTTCGCCTGTAGATAACTTAAGAGCTCTTGGTAAAGCAACAATCACACGACGCTCGTTACCATCACTACCAGTTGAAAGAGGAAGTCTTTCAGTGTGGATGAAACGGAAGCCCATGAATGATGTAACATTACCTTCAGCTAAGTTCTTACGTACAGAGTAATCAGAGTTGATTACTTCGTCGATGTTTAATAGATCGTCAAGCTGTTGTGCACCAACAAAACAGTTGATTACCTCATCTTGATCAATCGCATGTAAACGTAACATTGTACGACGAGCCGCACGTAGTTTAGCTAATGTTAAACCAGTTTCACCAGCTGAGCCAGTTCCTACATAGTTAGAACCGATAGAGAAACCTTCTACGTTTCCACCAGCAATAACATAGTCACCTGCTGCAGTTATGTCGCCAGCTGATAATGTACCAACAACAATGTTTGTACGATTTTCATCGCCAGCACCTTCTGTGAACGCTACGCTAGTACCACCATTTTTACCAGTTTCGGCTGCACCGAAGAACTTGTCAATGATGATATCATCAAGCTTACGTTTACCAGAAGCAAGTAATGCTTGTGTATAAGCATTCATTGGATCTGTAACAACACGTTTTAGATCTTTTTCGTCTACGTACTTACCAAGTTCGTAGTCTTTAAGACCGATACGACGTCTGTCGTGTGAGATTTCAGATGTTGGATTGTTACCCAAACGAGTAGTTATCTCAGCCATTGCTTCAGCTTCGCCTATGCGGTCAAAGTACTGATACTCTGAATTCTGAGTTTCTTGTTCGAAATACGGTTGTAGCTTGGATTCCGTTTGTTGATAAGCCTGCTCAAAGCCTTCACGGAAAGCTGCAACGTATGCTGTTTCAATCGCATTCATAGATGCTGCCGTAATACCTGCGGTAGTTGCGGCTGGATCTGTGACTGCTCCTGAATATCCTTGTGAGCCTACTGCACTTAATGCCATGATTTTTCCTTTATTTTATAATTAGAATTTAGAATGAATAGTTTGTTTTTCGACGAGCTACCCTTTCGGACTCTTCTAGTTATACGTAACTAACGGCTTTCCAAAGCTGTTATTGGACCCAATAAAATAGGCTACCCAATATACATCGAATAGCCTATAAATTATGGATTGTCAAGTCGGTTTATGACTAACTATACAACTTGCTATATAATTCAGCTCGTTTCTGCAATAACTGTTCTCTCTTTGCCCTGTCCGCAGGTTTTAACATAGCAGGTTCAGACATTATCAATTCTTGGTTTTGTGCATCTATATCACGAATCTGACCACGAATATTAATAGCATTATTCTCACCAAAACCGTTTGCAGGATCATTAGCAAGTGACGGTAAAGAATCACCTGATACT